AACTGCAAACTTTTTAGAAGAAAAAGATAATTTATTATTTTTTATGCAAAAAGAACCTTGGGGTATTATTGATTATATTTATAAAAAAGATGGAACATTAATTCCTCAAAAAGAATATTATGGCAAAGAAAAAGAAGAAAAAGCAGCATCGAACTAAACCAAAAGAAATCTCACAAGCACAAGAGATTGATTATGGAGCTCAAGTATTAGTAAGGGAAAATGGCAAAATATTTAGACTACCTGATGGTGCTGAAATGGTTATTGGTAGTAAGCACATACAAAAAAAGATTAATTCAGTCCATGAGAGTTATTATGCTAGGCATCAACTAGATCCAACTGATGCTAAGAGAAATGCAACCAGGTATGTTGCCGGACAAAAACTAGAATATTTAGGCATTATTAGTAATAAAATGAAAAGCTGTACCTTTAACTTCAATAGATTAGCTGGTATTCCACATGGATCTGAGTTCTTTAACATCCTTAAAATAGATTATGAGCAAGAGTTTAATGATGCTATGAAAGCAACAATACAACATCAATCTCTAGTCTGGGATGTAATAATTGATAATTTACCAGCGAGACATAAAAGAATGAACTCTTATAGAGAAGGTTTAGATATGTTGATAGATTTTTGGAAGATGTAAATATGCCTATTTGTGCCTATTTAGAATATTGAATAGATAATATAGAGTATTTTATAAGATCCATAAGTATGGGTAAAATCCATACAAATTTCAATAAATAATTAAAATGAAACTCAAAGAACAATTACAAAAATTGTCGGACGAAGATTTACTAATGACAATAATTCTAGCTGATGAGGAAGGTAAACCAATAGTATTAGTAAGGTTTGCAAACTTCGATAATGATGAACAAGCACAAGATTTTATTACAGTATTCAAACATAAGCAAAATCTAGAACAGCTAGGATATATAAACGAAACAATTCACTAATGAAAATAGAAATGTGGCCAATAGATAAACCTATTCCATATATTAGAAATGCTAGAAAAATTCCACAAGTAGCTATTGATAAAGTTGCCGGATCACTTAAAGAGTTTGGTTGGAGACAACCAATAGTTGTAGATACAAATGGTGTTATAATCGTTGGTCATACAAGATTAAAAGGTGCAAAAAAATTAGGTCTAAAAGAAGTTCCTATACATATCGCAGATAAATTAAATGAGTCCCAAGTTAAAGCATATAGACTAGCTGATAATAGAACTGGTCAAGAGACTAAATGGGATGAAGAGTTACTAAGTTTAGAGTTAAAAGAACTATCAGATATTAACCTAGATATGGACTTAACTGGGTTTGATGACAAAGAAATAAACCAAATAATCAACCAATTTACTGATGAAAAAGAAGGTAATATTGGTGATGATGAAATACCTGAAAACATAAAGACTAGGACTAATCCTGGTGATTTATGGCTGCTTGGCGATCATAGATTAATATGTGGCGATGCTACAAATATTGATGATTATTCAATATTATTTAATTCTTTAAAAGCTGATATGGTTTTTACAGATCCTCCATATAATGTGAATTATAGTGGCCGAGGTAAAAATAATTTAGGTAATATTAAAAATGACAATATGTCTGATAGTCAATTTGAATTATTTTTAAATGATTCATTTGATTTAATTGACAAAAACATAAAGCCTTTATCTTCTATATATATTTGTCATGGAGACAGTAAATCTGATGCTAAAATAACTTTTGAAGTTATATTTAATAAATATTTTAAAAAATCATCAACATTAATTTGGGTTAAACAATCTGCTGGGATGGGGTGGCAAGATTATAAAGTGCAACACGAACCAATTTTATATGGGTGGAAAGAAGGAAAAGGAAAGCACTTTTTTTTTGGAGGTAAAACTAAAACTACAATATGGAATGTTAGTAGAGATAGTCAAATAAAGTATAAACATCCAACTCAAAAACCATTAGCATTAATTTTAGAAGCATTAAAAAATAGCAGCAAAGAGGAAGATTTAGTACTTGATCCTTTTGGAGGCAGTGGCAGCACATTATTAGCTTGTGAAAAATTAAATAGAAAGTCATACACATTAGAATTAGATCCTAAATTTTGTGATGTGATAATACAAAGATGGGAAGATTTTACAGGAAAGAAAGCAATAAAAGATCATGGAAGAAAAGAAATTAGGCAGACCAAGTAAATACAGCACAACTATAGTTAAGAACATACTTAATAGATTGGCTAAAGGTGAAGCTATAAGGAATGTTGTCAAAGAAGAAGGTATTGACTGGGAGACTTGGAGACAATGGTTAATAAAGAAACCAGGACTAGCACATGAATACGCAGTGGCTAAGCAGCATGGTATTGAATGGAGTATGTCTGATTTAGAGACTCTGGCCATGCAAACACTTAAAAGAGCTAGAGAGAAACAATCAGATATGAACGAGGTTAAAGCTGTAGATACATTAATTAAACACAAGCAGTGGAAAGCTCAAAAGCTATTCCCAAGGGTATATGGGGATAGACATCAACTAGATATAGGCAACGCAGATGGTAAACCATTTGAGATAGCTTGGGAGAAATAGATACATGGAACTATTGAAGAATAAATGGAGCAACTTAAACAAAAAAGGAAAGATTATTGTTTGTGTTGTTGTAGTGGTAGTTATTGTACTAATTGCACAGAATATTTAGTGAAATTAGATATAATTGTTTATAAATTTATTGTTTTTATGTAATGTGTTGTAAGTAGAAGTGTTGAGTTTATTGTTATTAATAACAAAAAGCTCTTTATTCGCACAGAACTCCTCGTGAGAAAATTTAGGCACTACATATAGTAGGTCTTTGTTGTTCTTATAATGGTTATTATGCAACAAAAATAAAGCCTTATTTTTCAATAGTTTTAGCAGACTATAAAATAGAGCTGTTTTTACCACTACATATTGTGTTTGGTAGGTA